ACCTTTCCAAAATGCAGAAGTAATGGACTTCTTTAAAAAGTTTACCGAAGCAGGAAAAATGACTATGGAAACTGCTGGTAGCTTAAAAGAAGGCAAAGATATCTGGGGGCTGGCTAAACTTACAGATAAGTTTGCAATCGCTGGCAAAGATGAAGTAGGTGGTTATTTGTTGTTGAACAACAGCCACCAAGTAGGCAAAGCGATGACGGTTATGTTTACGCCAATACGTGTTGTCTGCAACAATACACTTACTATGGCACTGAACATGGAAGGTTCACGCTTCCGTGTATTGCACTTACAAATGTTCGATGAGGAGATCCATAAAGCCGCAGAGGAAGCTTTAGGTATCAGTGGTCACCAAATGCAAAACTTCAAAGAGCAGTCTGAGTTTTTAGCTGGTAAACGCGCTAAAGATTTCGATGTGAGTAACTTTATTGCTGAGCTGCTACAACCTAACTTACTGATTGAGCGAGCTAAAGCACCTAACCCAGATGCCTTACCTCCGTTGCACCAAGAGTTTTCGCGCACGGCAGAACTTGTACATGAGGCAGTGGAAACCAGTCCAGGAGCAGATATGGCTTCCGCTCGTGGTACATGGTGGGGCGCACTAAATGGTGTGACTTATGTGGTTGATCACCAGAAAAAATCCATGGCTGAGGGTAATGCTTTGCATTCTGCATGGTTTGGCTCTGGTGCAAATTTAAAACGTAAAGCACTGACTAAAGCTATTCAATACGCAGAAGTAGCTTAGATAAAATAACACTTGTTGCGGCACGGTTCATAACTATAATGAACCGTGCCGTATTTCCGTAGAAAGGGGAAAAAATGTACTACGCGATATGTGAAGGTATACCAACATCTAATGGCCCACCTTGGCGATTCTTTAAGTTTAAAACACTTAAAAGTATGAAGTCCTGCAAAGCTGTTGATGAGTATGCCATTGTATATAACGGTGAAGCGCCTCGCCAGCTCGAAGAGTTTGTAAGCCTACAAGATCTCACAGCAATCTGGCGTTCATTTGGTTTGGAACCAAAGAAGTTTGCAAGTCATACTCATGCCGCAAATCAAATACATGAGCTGACTCGCAGAAAGGCAGTTTTTTACAACTCTAGTAAGGAAAATCAAATGCCAACAAGTGCAGAAGTCATTACTCTTGATGCCCCCGCCGCAGCTAAAGCTGAGACCCAAACTCGGCCACGTTTTAATAAGGATGCCAAAATTATTTGTATAATGGATGAACCTCCTATTCGGGCTGGTACAAATCGTTACCGCAATATGCAGATTGTAATGTCGTGCGGTACTGTGGGTGAAGCTCTTGAACAGTTGCGTTTACTTGACAAAGCTCCAGGAGGTGGTGTAGATATTAAGATAGCCATTAACGTCGGTGCTATCATGTTACAGGAATAAGCTATGGATACCAAGGCTGTAGAAAGATACTTTGGGTGGATTAACGAACGTCATGCTATTTATCGGCGCAGGGTGGGGGGTAATCCCCCTCCTTGGACTGAAGACCAAATATTGCAGGAGTATAAGTTTACCAACCCTTTCCGTGAAAATGACCGTGTAACTATTTGGATGCGCGAAAATTTTACTAAACCCAATGATAATCGTCCTTTTGGTGAGATACTATTTAATTGTTGCTTATTTCGTATGATTGGTACGACAGAGTTTGCCGCAGATCATGAGTGGGTATACGATAAATGGGATCCTAAACGTGCTAAAGATTTTATAGAGTTTAGGCTTTCACATAAACTGAGAACATTTACAGGTGCTTACATCATTACTAACCAAGGATTAAAGATGCGTAAGTCAGAGGTTGTGGTTGATCACTTCCTTACACCAATTTGGGAAGTAAAAGATGAGTTAGCAGATATTGCTGTAAGCAGTAAATCATTACGTTTGACACATACCGCTATGCGTAATTATAAAGGATGGGGTGGTGGGGGATTTATGGCTTATGAAGTCGTAACTGATTTAAATTATACACCTGTGTTAAAGGACGCAATAGATCGTTACTCATGGGCTAACGCTGGTCCTGGAGCAGTACGTGGTTTGAACCGTATATATGGGAGAGACCTTAAAAAAGGAATGCAGCAAAACCAAGCCAATGAAGAAATGATAGCATTACTAGCCGTTAAAGATGATTATTTAAACTCTGATACTCCTGCAGAACACGTTGATATGCGATGTATTGAACACAGTTTATGTGAATGGGATAAATATGAACGAGTGCGGTTAGGACAGGGTAGGCCGCGCAGTGTTTACGATTCTAACGCGGCACGATGGGATGTGCTTGAAGGGCCAGTTTACTGAGAAAATAAACCTAGTCTTTGTTAAGGCTATAGTTGAAACTAATAAAACATTAACCAAAGGAGCGTAGAATGAAGTTCCTGATGACTTTATATCAGATACAAGATTATGGCGGCATAATCAACCATGCAGAACACCTTGCCCGAGGGTTACGAATACTTGGGCATGAAGTTGATTTTCGTATGCTGGTACCAAAATATAAGATTGGTGCTATACGAAAACCAAAAGATATTGACCAATACCGTAGATATGGTACCGGCTTTGAGTTTCATCAAGCAAAAGGGTGGTACGGTTTACCCCGAGTACCTTATTTAGAAACAGGTGCGCGATGGGCATTTAAAGAACGTTGTTCTAAATACGACGCAGTATTGTGGCACATCCCTGTACCTACTCTTAATAAGGAAAATAAAGGTATACATGAGTGGACAAAGTTATACGATCATGGTAGTAAAAATATAGCTATTATCCATGATGGCAATTTACCTCAGTTGTACCCACATCTTAACCATGTAGCTGATCACTTTCACGCGGCAGTCTGTGTGCATGAAAGTGCTATGAACAGTGGACAAATGCTGGCTATGCCACGTAAATTGATATTAAACCCTTTTGATACTAAAATAGCAGATGGTTGGACAGACTTCCATAATAGAAACGGTTTTGCTGCTATTCAAGTTTTTAAAGCGTGGAAACGTGTAGATACATTAATACGTGCAATACCACATATTGGTAAAGTGGGCGTCCAGCCACGCTGGGATATCTTAAATAAAATGATCGTAGGTGGTGCAGGGATAGAATATCGCTACATGACCAGTAAAGATAAATGCAAGCCACAATACTTTAACCCAGAAACAGGCGAGCGTATTTGGGATGAAGCGTTAGCTCGTGGTATGGATTATAAAGGCACGTTACCAAGTGAAGAAGTGTTTAGTCACCTTAAAAAAGTAAGGTTACAAATAGATCCTAGCTTCAGTAAAAAGTACGCAGCGTATGGAGCTCACTTTAACCGCACTACTATAGAGGCAATAATTTGTGGTGCCGTGCCGATGGCAACAGATTGGGGTATGAAAAACAGTAGCATATTCCTTTCACATCATAATTATATACCGATACCTGCAAATTGCGAGCCAAAAGTGTTTGCACAGTTAATTGAAGAAGCACACTACAATAAAGATTGGTGGTTGCGTGTAAAAGAAAATAATCTGCATTTACTTAAAAAGTTTGATATGCGCGGTATTGCACAACAGTATGTAGATTTAGTAAAGAGCGATGCACCACAGCACTTAGGGCCGACAGGTCACCCAATGCCAATTGATATTAAACGGTGCAATAAAAATCTTGAGTTTTTTGGTTTAGGCCATTCAGACGCCGCTACAGGCACTCAAACCAATTTGGGGCCATAATGCCCTATAAAAACAAACAACGCAATCGAGGGGGGCGCATATGCGGTCTATAGTAGCTAGAAACGTAAGCGAGGCATTGTACTTAGCCAAGCAAGCAATTGATATCGAAGGGGTCGAAGTAGATACTCGTAATGGTAAAGCATTAGAGTTTCCTACCCCTGTAATGACAACATATAAAGTAAGTACAGAAAGAGTTCTGTTTTACCCACAACGTGATGCTAATCCGTTTTTTCATTTTATGGAAGGATTATGGATGTTGGCAGGGCGTAATGATGTTGCATGGATTAGCCAGTTTAACGGTCGTATAAATACATACAGCGATGATGGCGAACACTTCCACGGCGCATATGGGTTTAGATGGCGTGAGTGGTTTACTAAAGATCAATTACAAATAGCAATCCACCGTTTACAAACATATGAAAATGATCGTCGCACAGTAATAGGTATGTGGGATCCATGGGAAGACCTTGTGTACACAAATGATGGTAAAGACTACCCTTGCAATACACAGATCTATTTTTGGGTGCGCGATAATAAACTTAATATGACGGTAGCTAATCGCAGTAATGATATGATTTGGGGAGCTTATGGAGCAAATGCCGTGCATATGTCTATGCTGCATGAATATATGGCTGCTATGTTGAATTTTACTCAGTCCACACGGGAGATGAACAAGTTTTATTGTACTGTTGGTACCTATTATCAGTTTTCTAATAACTTACACGCTTATGTAGATGTGTTAAATAAATTAGATGACATGTTACCAGATTATGACCCATACCTTACATTAAACGATGATGGGTTAAATTACGTCCCACCAAGATTAGTAAACCATGCGTGGTGTTTTGATAAAGAACTACAAGACTGGTTTGTTGATCCAAGTGGTACGTTTTATAATAACTATTTTCATCTTACTGCTACACCGATGTTACGTTCTTGGCAGAAATGGAAAGAAAAAGATATCACCGCAGCGCTTGAAATATCTGCAACAATTGAAGATCGGGCATGGCGTAAGGCATGTTGTCAATGGTTAGAGAGGAGAATGTAATGCCTTTAAATTTGAGCGTACCACCTGTAAAAGAAAAGTATAGCGAAATGATATTACAGGTAAAGAAAGTAGCCTGTAAAGATGTTGAAGGTCTGCACACTGCAGAACAAAGCTATGGCGATAGTTGGAAACAACGTGGAGGCGTAGGTGCGTTTATGATGTTAGCACGTAAATGGGATAGGTTAGAAAAACAAACCAAAAAATTTAAATGGGATATATTTCAAGCTGCGCATGAAGATAAACGTGATGAAGGCATTATAGATGATATACGCGACTTACGTCGTTACCTGTTACTTGTTGAAGCTGAAATAACACGGATGAATGAACACATACATGGTACAAACAATGAACCAGACTTATTCGAAGACGAAGCAAACTTCCTCGAATCAAGGGACGAATGGAAAACTAGATGAACCAGTTGTAGCAGTTTGTGAGTGTGGTCATACAAAAGGTATTACTTTTAGAACCCTTAAAAACCGTTGGCCTCATTGTCCTAAATGCAAGCAACCTATGAAAGTTTTACCCAATGCAGCAACTCCCTCTGTTTAAACCACCTACAGAATGGGTGATGCCTGATGGTTATCCTGATCTTAGTTCAGCTAAAGAAGTAGCTATAGATTTAGAAACACGTGACCCAAACCTCACTACACTTGGGTCAGGGTGGCCTCGTAAAGATGGGCATATTATTGGGATAGCTGTAGCTGTAAGTAGTGATCAATGGTACTTTCCTATACGGCATGAGATTGGTTCTAATTTTGATGTAAAAATGACACTGAAATGGTTGCGAGATGTTGTGTCAATTAAACGTGATTATATTTTCCACAATGCTCCTTATGATGTTGGGTGGTTGCTCGCTAACGATGTGCATATCAAAGGTAGAATTATTGATACGATGGTCGCTGCGCCCTTGCTCGACGAAAACAGATTCAGTTACGCCTTAAACGCTCTTGGCAGGGATTATTTACAAGATAGAAAAAGTGAAGGCGAATTACGCGAAGCCGCCGAAGCCTTTGGTGTAAATGCTAAAAGCGAAATGTATAAACTTCCAGCCGCATATGTCGGTAAATACGCAGAACAAGATGCGGCACTCACCTTGAAGTTGTGGCAGCATTTTAAAACATTAATAATTAAAGAAGATATCTCAGACATTTTTAACCTTGAGTTGCGTGTCTTAAATACAATTATACCTATGCGACAACATGGCGTAAGGGTGGATTTGCAAAAAGCAGAACATATTAAACAAGATTTGCAAATACGAGAAAAACGATTACTTGACAACATCACAAAGCAAACAGGTGTTGCAGTTGAAATATGGGCGGCTGAAAGTGTGGCAAAAGCATTTGACTCCCTCGGCTTAACCTACACCAAAACAGAAAAAACAGGAGCACCATCATTTACAAAAGGATTTTTAAGTAATCACCCCCATGAAGTGCCCCAAATGATAGTACAAGCGCGTGAGTACCAAAAAGCACGAAGTACTTTTGTTGATACAATATTAAAACATCAGGTAAATGGACGTATTCACGCTGAGTTACATCCACTGCGTAGTGATGATGGTGGTACGGTCACTGGTCGGTTTAGCTACAGCAACCCGAACTTGCAGCAGATACCAGCACGGCACGGCGAGATTGGCCCTATGATACGTAGTTTATTTTTACCAGAAGAAGGAGCGTTATGGGGCGCGTTCGATTACTCTAGCCAAGAACCGCGCATAGTTGTGCATTATGCTAAACTCATGGGCTTCAGAGGGGCTTCTGAGTTTGCTGCGCAGTACAATGAAGATGCACGTACCGACTTCCACCAAATGGCTGCGGATATTGTGGGTGTTCCTCGTAAACAAGCTAAAGATATAAACCTCGGGCTGTTTTATGGGATGGGCAGTAAAAAGCTCGCGGCAAGTCTTGGGTTAGAGTTTGAAGATGCACAAGACTTATTTGCTACTTATCACGACAAAGTGCCGTTTGTACGCGAGTTAAGTGAATACACAGTAAATCGTGCCTCTACTAAAGGTGTAATCCGCACCTTGTTAGGACGCCGTTGTAGGTTTGACAAATGGGAACCTAATAAGTATGGTAGTTGGAAACCCATGAATTATAAAGAAGCGTTTAGTGAACATGGCCCTGCTATCAAACGTGCGTTTACTTACAAAGCTCTTAATAAATTAATCCAAGGTAGTGCAGCAGATCAAACTAAAGCTGCAATGTGTGCTTTAGCTGAAGAAGGTATTTTACCTATGATACAAGTACACGATGAGTTAGATATTTCCGTACAAAATGAAAAACAGGCCAAACAAATTGCGGAAATAATGGAAACCTGCGTCAAATTAGAAGTACCCTCCGTCGTAGATGCAGAGTTTGGGCCAAATTGGGGGGAGGCAAAACAAACATTTACGGAGAAACCATGGACAAGAGGGTTAAAACACCAACACAGCGAGATGCTAACTTAACATTACATCAAATTTATAAGAAATTTAAAGGCGGTCATGTATTACGATACCATACACGTCCGGAATTAACCGATGGCCAAAACGTAGCAGCCCATTCTTGGCGAGCTATGGTGATTTTACACACACTTTGGCCCGATATTAGTAAAAATGCTCTTTTACATATGATGTACCATGATGTCGCCGAAGGTGAAGTCGGCGATATTCCAGCCACAACTAAGTGGAAGTATACAGAATTTGCACAAATGTTAGACCGTTTAGAACAAGAGTACGAAACAAGTCTTGGTATCGGTAAAAATTGTGTTACGGTAACAGTAGATGAAAAACATCTCTGTAATATGGCTGATAAATTAGAATTAATCATGCACTGCTACAGATTGATGCAACGCGGCAACAGTTTAGCCAGAGGTGTTTATCAAAAAGGGCGTAGGTATTTAATAGAAAATTATCAAGATCATAAAGAGTTTATTAAAGTAGAGGAGGTATTAAATGAACTCACACATCCGGAACAACCTGAAACCTCACTCGATCCGATTTTACAAAAACTTCATCAACTGTGATTTTTGTGGTGCATCAACACGCGGCGAAGTGTTTTTAAACTCTGATGACCAACCTGAAGGCGGTATCTATTGCAATGCTTGCCATGCTTTATTAGTTGAGGACCATACAGAATCAATAGAACAAAAGGGATAAATAATGAATAAATACGCAGGGTCGAATCGGTTTGCGGCACAAGGTTTATGGGACAAAAAAAGACGAGAAGAGGGTAAAACAGTTACTATGTCCAAAGCTCCTTGGGAAGATGAAAAAGAGCGTGTAGATATTGCAGTGGATAATATTGTTCATAAAAAACGTAAGAGCGGAAAAAAGAAGTGATATGGCAGCGGAAACAAGTAATGTTATTCCTTTTAAACCACGATGTTCCCATTCTACCGAGGAAGACTGGTTAGTTGAAAAGAAAGAAGTTGATGTTTTGCTTTGTTCACTCTGTGGGTCTGCATCATTTATGCTCCTTGCAGACCAAACAGGAGGTATAGGATGTAGTGAGTGTGGATTTTTGATTGGAGCTCACTGGACTCAACAAGAGTTTACCAAATGTACTGATTAAATTTTACAAAAAAAGACTTATCATATAATTAATCTAATTATACCATGTATGTAGCATTTACTCATAGAAAGGAGTTGTTAAATGTTAGAAGAAAAAAATGATATCCAGCTTGCACAAGACCTTGCTGGCAACCTCGCGATGTTCCACGGCACTGATACTTGGTATCGGCATCCATTATGTCACAACTTTTTGTACACCGATGGTGTAAAGTTTTTTGCCGAGCACATGGGCAACGGAGCATACTGGTTTTTAGATATTATAGCTACTGAGGTAGCAGAGTTACAGGAACAAGAAGAGTTTTTGGCTATTACTCTTAAAGTTAACGAACAAAACCAAGCTGTGATAAATGTAACCGATGGTAATAGCGGAGAACTTTATCGCAAAACAATCGATTACACCGATGCGTATGTTGGTGATTGGAAATTTTACCTGACAAACAATGTTTGTCTCTTACCAAGCGAGTATTAATATGAAAATAACTTGTGAAAGGTTACTAGGCGAAGAAGAAATGCAGGATTGCATTTCTTCGGCCAAGCTCATGGATTTCATGGGTTGGAACAAGCAGTGGATTGGCGACGGTATGCTGTATCGGACGACAACCAAGGATGAGTTTCACTTTGTGGATCAGAAATACGAGAAGGCGTTATGACTATAGGTGGTTACAGTATGAAAGATGACGGTGTACATGGCATTACCGTCAAACAACATGAGGCAGGGTGGTCCTTTTACTTACAAGGCGACGATGCCGATACATTCCGTAAAGAGTGGGCATTATGGCAGGAATTTTGCCCAGAAGAACCGTTTGGTCAGTTTTTAAATGACCACGAATATAAACAGTTGTTCCAATGAAACCCGATTGGCAAGATTATATCATTTTCTGCATTACCCTCGTGGGTAGTGCAGTTTTTGTTTTTGGTATTGTGTGGGGATGGTGGGGATGACAATTGAATTTTTTACAATACTTATTTTGTCTTACTATGTTCAGGATGAGCATATACAGACTAAGTTTGTATTAGAAAGCATGGCTGATTGCGACAAACTTATAAGAGTTGTTGTAGAGCCAACTCGCACAATTTTGCCTGATGCTAATGCTCACTGCATCGCTACGGAAGTAATGTCTACCAAAATTATCAAACCCAAAATTAAACCAGAGGAGAATGAACTAAATGAATGATGATGACGAATACATACGCAGCGATAATACTATCTTCCACGCTGTTGTACTAGATCTCGGCGCTACTTGGGCCAGAGCTACCGAACCTTTTACGGCTATCCGTAATGCAGCAAACAGTCACACCTCACGACTCGGTACAGGATTACCTGTTGCTTGCGCATATGGTGCAGTAGATAATTTATGGACTGATGAGTGGGGCAGTTTCCGTTGGAAAAGCAAAACAAGTTTACAACTCCCTATACCCATTGGTCTTTACAACGTGACTAGATTACAAATCAAACCCATGCAAAAAGGCACACACAACGACCGTCACTCTAGTTGTACAGAATGGGTTGAAGAATTTATGGCAGACGTAATTTATCACCGCGATAGAGTAAAAAGCGCATGAGAGTTCCTAAACAAGTTTTGATACCCTACACTAAAGGCATGATGAAACCATGTCCTGAATGTCACGGCGAAGGGCGGATAGAATACGACTTGCCTCGACCACAAAGTTTTACACGAGATATCGGCTACATCGATACGATAGAAACTATCTGTGATAGATGTGGTGGGTCTTGTGAAGTTGAATTAGATGATGACGATATCCAAGAAGATAACGACGGTAATCTTTTTATACTTGATAAAATACCAGTGTAAGCGAACAAAAAAGATTTATCAATGTAAGTATCTGTAAGTATTATATAAATAGGTACGAGGTTGTCTCGTATCGCAACCCAACAGCTCGAGAAAGGAGCCTGTTATGACAGAAAGTGTATCCGATGACTCTGTGGATAATGATTTTTCTACTGATTTTACTATTGGGCCAGTTCAAGGTCTAACCGAGATCCGGCTAAAACGTGTAGAATCAGCTGGTGCTAATCTTAACTTAGTTTTGTTAGAACAAACCACACTGATGTACCATTTAATGGATCGTGTTGAGGCACTGGAAAAACGCCTAACTCTACGCAAAGAAGAGCTTAAACCGCACATTCAAACACGTATTGAAGACCTTGCTGCGCAAGCCGATGCTATTACTAAAAAGCTCGATGACAACAGGGTAGATTTGCAAATGAATTTTTTACAAGACTGGGAAAAACACAGCCCAGACGATTTTGTGCGCACAGATAACTTTGACCCTGATAACTACGACTTTGACAACATGGTAGCAGACGATGATCTCACTGAAAAAATCGACGAACGCATCCGCGCAATCGTAGAACAGGCTATCAACAATGCCTAATCTAGCAAATATGCGCACTAAAGTAAGTGATTACTTACGCCTATGTGAACAGGAGTTCCGCACCGAGCGGGACTTACTCCAATTACCCGAACAACCATACGGATACGACAGGCAATACAGTGCGCTCCATAATGCGCTGTCTGTCGTGTTGCTCAAAGAAACAGGTGCTCGGGATATAATAGATAATATGTGTCGTGGTAAAACGCGCGAAATAGCCATGATGGAAAGCAAAAGTAAGAGGAAAAAATAACTTGGGAATATCTGCTGTTTATAACGGAAAAGAACAAGCAGAGTGCATTTGCGATAGTTGTGGGTCGCGTGTCTTATTAAACTGTAGACATGGCACAAGGCCCACAACTCCTACTAAACGTCAAAACTCTGCTATCGCTGGCACGGCAAATGAAATTAAAAATTTAGGTGCTATCACAAAACAATTGACAAAACGTATGTGGAAAGTCAGCAAAAACAACATCTTATGTAATGAATGTGTTTTAAAATCACGAGAGGAAAAAATGGTAAGAGCTAAAGTAGAACCTATCCGCGAACCATCACGCGAACAAAAACGTGAAATAACTCTAATGTTAAATGATGTGTACGATATTAAAAAACAATGTTACAAAAAAAGTGAAACTGACGCTAGTGTCGCAGAAGTATTAGGCACTGGCATTTTATGGGGATGGGTCGCCAAAATACGTGAGGATATGTTTGGCCCCGATGGTAATGAAGATGACCAACTCACCGTGGGTGAAGCAAAATTATGGATGGCTCGCGCTGATGAACAAATCGCAAAGTTTGAAAAACAAATCCGCGCTTTACAAACAACTCTCAACACTATCCAAGCTACACGTAAAGAAGTAGACGGGTTTTTGCAAACATTAGAAAGGATAGCTAAATGACAAAAAAACCAATCATGACAAGATACACCGACGATTTTGTTAAAAAAATCTTGTACGATAAACATTGTGGTATGACTATTCCTACAATTTGTAAAGTTTATAAAATTAGTCGTCCTACAGCTAACTATCTGGTATATTCTAGAGGTAAAAACTTTACTCTCGACGACTACTCACCCGACTTCGGCAGCTTTAACAACAAAGACACCAAACAAGCTCCACTCGATCACGTGCCAGTTATAAGTTCCGAACCTCCATCAATATTTAAAAAGATTTGGCTTTATTTAAAATCCATGGTATATCGTAAAAAGGATTAACATAGTTGATTCGCCTCCTTGATAAACTGCCCTTGGAACTCTGTTTCAGGGGCTTTTTCTTTCTTAAACGGACTTTGCTATATAGGGGTAAATGATGGAAAAGTGTAAATTTAAATTTTAACATTGTCCGATATATCACTATCTTACTATCTTTAATGTTTTCAAAGAGTTATCCAATATCTGTTCATTATACAATAAATTAGTGAACTAGACTGGTGTACGCGCGGGATCAATCTGGGTTAAATTTAAATTTTCGGTTTTCCGTATTTTACCCTATTATACAAAGTAACGAATCGAGAAGAGGAAAATATACATGGCTATCGCCAAAGCTACTCACAAACCACGCATGAAAATCGTAGCAAATCCACGCAAAGAAAAATCTATCACACCCAAACAAGAAGAGTTCTGCAAACTGTACGTCTGTGAAGATATATCGCAAACAGAAGCT